ACTTGTGATTTGTCTAAGGCTTGGATTTAATAATCTAATTAAACACCATTGATAATTATTTTTTAACTCACTAAGATATTCATTATCTTGATGTTTAATCGCAAATGATAAAACTCTATCATTGATATATGATAAAATTTTTTCATTCAATTCTGATTGAGAAGTAAAATTCTCATTCAAAATTTCATTCTTTATTTCTCTTATATTCATTGTTTTTTCCTTTGAATATTTGTTTACTGTCTTAAATTATATATATTTTTATAACTTTTTATATAATTAAATAAATTATTTTATTACTATCAGAGCTGCGATCCGCCCCAGGAAAAGTAATAATTTATGACGGGCTGGAGATGCTCTGGCAGCTTACAAAGTAATAATTTATTACTGTCTTCTGGAAATTTTCCAGGGTGTCCAGAAAATTTTAAAAAATGCTGGAGACAAGCTCAAGCACACGAGTCAGTCGCAAGCACAGGCAGTCAGTCGCAAGCACAGGCTCACGGGACACGGGCACTTCCCGGGGATGCCCAGCTCAAATAGTAATAATTTATGACGGGCTGGAGCTGCTCTGGCAGCTTACCTGGTAATAAAATATGACCATTTAGTTGTTGCCGGGTGCAGCTGGTTGTGCTAGATTATGGGAGAATATATAGAAAGGATTTGTTATGACTATAACAAAGAAACATTTAAAAGAACTGGCCGACATCGTGCATAAGGCTCAAATACTAGGGGGGACTTTAGTAGCGGGTGGTATGCCCCACGGATTAGCCACCAAGATTGCAGAGGAAGTTAAAAGTTTTGCTCAGCGACACGCACCAAACTTTTCGCAATCACATTGGGACGATTACATGCACAAGCAGAAGAAGGCAGACAATGAACGCTAGAGACAAATTAATTGAAATGGTGGACGAAGGTATTCTTGACCCAATGATGGCAGTTAAGATGTGTGCTCAATGGATGGAGATCGACGAAGTGGCGGAGATGTTAGACGCTAACGAACTATCGGAGAGGTTTACCGAAGAAGAGTAATAATTCATGACCACGGGACAGAGAGGTTTCCCGGGGGAAAAGCTCAAATAGTAATAATTTATTACCGATCGGGGCACAGCTGCCCCGGTCACAGCTCAGAAAAAAAATAAAAATAAAAAATCAATCAAGGAACATGCACAAGCACACGCCTGATCTCAGTCTCAAGCACATGCGTCCATGGTTGGTGGACCACGAACAAGGGTTCAACCTCTTTGTAATTAGTCACAAGCTCACGGGCCACGGATCCTGGCCAAAAGTAAATGGCCCTCTCTTCGACCCCCTTGGCCATAATAAAATTATCTTGGCATAGAGAATAACGCTTTAAATTCCATGAAATTTGGAAAGGTGACAGATTGATCTTGTTAAACTTTGTTAATTTAAGTTCACACCAAAAAGAAATGTTTCGTTTTAATTTATCATCTACAAAAACACCTAACAAATCAGGTATGCCGGGCGTTCCGTATGTTTCTATTCTAGTCCAATGAATGTTTGGAGTTATGCCCTTAACATTCTTCCAAAAAGTTGATTCCTTTCCTCGCTTTATTGAGGAACCTTTTTTCTTTTCTTTGTCTTTGATTGATTGTTTCTCTTTTTTCAACAATGCGAACTTCGTCTCCTTGGACAAGGCAGAGTCTAACTCCAAGTTCTTTTTGCTGGGGTTTAAGTTTAGCGCCCGAGCCACCTACATTTTTTCCTTTGATAATTGTATTTCCTTTAGAGGTCTTGATATCAAGAAAGTGAGCTCTGCCGTTCTTTGGATTAACAACAATAATATCAATAGGCCCTTGCTCACAAGTGTTTTTAAAAACAAGATAGCCCTCTTCAAGGAACTTGTTGATCGCTTTGTTTTCGCTGATCGTTCCTTTGTACTGTCTCGGATCCATCATCCTCCAAATCCGTAGGGGTTTGATCAATGATAACTGTGTTTTTCATTTGTTTCAATAGCTTATCAACTTCTTCTAAAGACAAATTATCAATACCTTTGCCTGTTTGTTTTTCTTTCTTCTCATAATATCCAGCAGCTTTACCTCTGCTTATCTCAGCAGCTAAAGCAGTCTTGAGATCAGGTTTCATATCAAATTCATTTACATCTTTACTGTCTGGATTTTCAGCACGAAGACCAATTTCATGTAATCTTCTCATATGTGTAGCGGGAGATATTTTATATTTATTCCAAAGATCTTCTTGAAGAGATCGAATATAAGCATGAACCTTAGGGTACTCTTTTGCACTTTGTAATTGAGAAGCTATTTGTCTAGCAGTCTTTGGTGAATAGCCAGCCATGATAGCACATTCGGTTGCAGTCTTTCTATTCTCTTGAGCCACTAAGTTGTGAGCAAACTCTATTTGTCTAGCAGTTAGTTCGTCTCTCATTTCGGTCAACTCTTTAGTCAACACAATATCGTCACCTGGTTTTCTAAACTTCATATATCCCTTATAAGAAGAAATATAACAAAATCAACAACATTTTAAATTCAAATCAGATTTGCGAGCCCCCTCAGAAGAATATGTTATTCTTCAGAAGAGTGACTAGAAGAATGAATTATTTGTCTATTATTAAAGTATATCAATGATAATAGCTTGTTGAAGAATGAAAGAGTCATATTTGAAGATATTTAAAATATTTTTTTATTTTTTGTAGAAATTCTTCTTATAAGGGGTATTCTATTCTTCAGCCGTGGTCAGTGGTCCGTGATTAGTTATCCTTTCCTAATCGCTTTTATTCCCTCCTTTACTATTACTTACCCATTGACCATGGCACATTATTCCTGTATATTCTCCCATAGAAAGCATGGACATAACAATTAATGTTAAAACAAATGAAGGGAAAGAATATTCCTGTACCTTTATTGGGGATAAAGAGAAGATCTTATCTTCCATGAAAGACTACATCAAAAAGAATATAGACAATCAAGTCAATGTAGTTTTCAGCAATGAGGAAGACAAGAGCCACTTTACCTATCAAGAATTGTTTAGTCCCACAGAATAAAGGAGAACAGATAATAAATAAATGGAAAAAGTAATAGAATTTAAGAAGCCCAAAAAACGCAAAGTTCTCAAAGAAGATTCTTTTGTAGCAAGGCTGCCCTATCCTTTAACGATACACACCATTGTTGATGTCGTGGAAAGAATGGGAGTAGAACACGAGGGAACAGTGTTGCCGGGGCTTAAATATATAGAAAGACAAATAGTAAAAATAGAAAGGGAATAATAATGGAAAAGATTATATTATTATTAAACATTTGTTTACCAAATGACGGCATGACGGAGTGTGTCTTTTTCTCTGAAAAAGAATTTCACAATCAACAAATGTGTGAACAACGAATGGAGCAGCTCCATGATGAATTTTCAGATGTTGCTGAAACATTAAACATTAAATGCGAAAGGTTAGAAGCATGAAATATACATTCGATCATATCATTAAAATCTTAAGAGAAAGACACAAAGGGGATCATGATTTTAAAATTCCTTTCTTTCAAAGAAAAGAGGAAGAAAAGAAAAATGAAAAATAAACCTGTCCATGAATACACCGACAAACGATATTCGGTGAGACATAAAATACAACAAGACAAAAGAAGGCGAGCAAGAAAAAAAGTAGAAAAAATGCTGGGCAAGAATTACTTCACCAATATGCAAGAAGTCATGCTAGAATCAGCAATCGAATTATCAGAAAGGAAAAGATAATGGATGATATTAATATACCAGAAATAAGATCAATGACTGAAACATCAACCATTGATGCTAAAAAACTAAAAGAGGCCCTAGAGATATGGTCATATTTGCGAAATACTGCAAATGAAATGCTCGAAATCGGAGATCGTTGGAGGAGGCTTCATGAACTTAATGGTTCTGCTAGAAATCTTCAATTTAAAAATAACTACGAGAAAGGAGCTCAAGTTATAGGAGAAACATCAATGCAAGTATTGGAGCAAATACTTAATGAATTAAAGACAGATGAAGAAGTATTAGCAGAGGAGGGTTTTAAATTTGTATAAATATTTAGACATACCAGGTTGGTTCAATATGCATGATGCCATGATGAACTTGGTAAAATACTGTGAAGACGGTGATGATATCGTCGAAATAGGGTGTTTTGCAGGTAGATCCACAAGATTTCTCTGTGACGCCCTAGAATTGAGTGGAAAACACGACGTTAAGGTCCATGTGATAGACACTTTTGAAGGTTCGGGTATGGAACATGCTAACGTGGATTTAAACCCCCTGTGGGATGATTTCTGCAGGAATTTACATGATCATATCGAAGCAGAAAG